GCCGAATAAATCGGCCATTTCTTTGATAAACTCATCGAGTTCCATCGTATCAACCGCATCAAATAGTACGTCTTTTAGTTTACTCATATTACGCTCCTAAAAATTTAGAATCACGACCCATGTCCATAGCCTTTAAAGGTCTATGATTCACGAGTTCCCAAAAATACTTGTCTAAAACAGAAAATGATAGTAAGGGTGCAACCCACTCCGTTCCATCTTCAAATGAAACGTAAGTAAGGTCGCTTTTTAATGCACTTTCAAGAATATCTAAACTCATAATTAAATCCCCGTCCAGCGGATATCAGCTGGATCATAATTGAAAACATTACCTCTAGCAAAGTTAGTAGCAGGTTTGTTAAAACCAGCTGCCATCAACATATCACCAATTTGAAATGGAGCATTGGTTTTGTTATCAAGCTTTTTAGGAGCTTTCTTAACAATAAAACCAGCTACGGATTGAGAAACTCTGTCGTAACGATCGGATTCTCTAACAATCTTGATATAGTTACGACCTTCTTGGAAAGTATACCTTTCGGTATCTCTGGTGTGCTCAAAACGATCATGTAATTGTTTCTCCATAATCGAGATGAGCTCTTGGGTTTTTTCAATTAAGTCTTTCATAATGTAAATATCCTTTGATTAATTTATGGTACTATTATATCAACATATAAGGATTTTGTACAGGGCTACAAGAGACTAATCTCTTAAATTTGGTCTCAACTTGGATCTTCAGATGATACTGTAGTATAGATTCCATATAGAAATCCAGCCCAAGCCAGTAGGTTTGCAACACCACCAAACAAAATAACTGAACCACAAATTAACATAAGTGTCGCACCATCTAAGGTAGTTCTTTCACCGGTACGTTCTTTTAACCATTTTAACATAATATTCTCCTAGATTTTGAATTCAGCAAACGTGTCTTTATTTTCATTGTTACCCCACGTTGCTATTGGTTTGTCTGCCGCAGGATCCGATACAAGATCCTGTTGGGCAGACTCTTCTGCATCATATAATTTCATGCGGGAGCGATCAATACCGACTACGAATCTTTTGTACTTGGTAGGATCGTTATATCGGTTCTTTAGCTGTTTTACCATGATCTGGCCAAGTTCTTCAAGTTCCTCTGTAGATATAAGAGCGAACATTAAGTCTGCCGTAGCTGGTAAACCAAAAGATTCCGATGTATCTTCAAGTCCAACGTCAGTGTTACCAAAACCAGAACGTGTTGTCTGAGTAGCTGACATGATTGGAACATTGAACTCAACAGCAAGGCCTCGTAATTCTTCCGCGATAGCTTTGATGTAAGTGTAACTATTTATACTGCCACCCATAGCCTTCATGCGACTTGAGGCGCAGATGTTTAGGTAATCAATATAAATCATATCTGGCTTAAAGTTCTTCTTCATCTTAAGTTCGTTCAGAAGTGCTCTAAAATGACCAGTATGAGCTGAACCAGTTGGATATTCTTTAACGATTAGCTTACCAATATTAGCTTTTGCAATATTAGCAATCTTGTCTTTGAATACTTTTTCTGGCACTCGTTCGAGTTGTTCAATAGGTAAATCCATTAGGTTAGCATCAATACGCTCAGCGATACGTTCTTCAGCCATTTCCATAGTAATATATAGAACATTCTTACCTTGCTGTAGAATGGATGCTGCGCAATGACACATAAACAAAGACTTACCAACACCAGTACCAGCCAAAGCGATATTCAGTGTTTTATTAGGTAACCCACCTTTTGTAATTTTATTGAAGTAATCTAAGTCAAACGGTATACGATCTTCCTTTTTATTGTAAAATTCAAATCGTTCCGCCGAGTTGTCAATATAATCATGACCGATAGCTTGATCAAAAGAAACACCAAGGGCTTCAGATAGAATCTCTGGAATAGCACCATCGGTTTTTTCTTTTTCATTACCATCAATAATTTGAATTGATTCCATGATCGCGTTATAGACAGCACGATCACGGCACCATTTCTCAGACTCTTTAATTAGATACTCAGTATCGACATCAGTTTTCACAGCAATTTGATCTATCAGCTGATTAGCACTATTGAGTATTTCATCAGGTGCACTGATCTTACCTAGCTCAAGCTGTAAAACCTTTGATGTCGGAAGCTTGTTCGTTTGTTGAACAAACTTCACGATCATGTCAAATACGGTCTTATGAGTACTTTCAAAATACTCAGGCTTAACGTAAGGTATTACTCTACGACAAAATTCTTCATTATTCAGTAGGTGATTCAGAATGTGTGTCGGTAGCTGGTTCGATATTTCCAATTTTTGCCTCTTTGTTTTCCAATGAATCTAGTATGATAAAGTTTAATAGGTCGCCAAGATAATTGTTAAAGTCTGGATTTGATTCCAGCTCTTCAATATCATAATCAGCAGGATCTTGTATAGCGTAGTTAAATGACATTTTAGCAGTGTCATTTTCTGTGTCTTCCTTGACTGTGACTTTTCCATACACTACTACTACGTTTTTCCATTTACCAGCTTTTAACTTAACGCCATAAAAGTCAGCAAAGCTAGATCCATCATTTTCTACTAGTGCATAATCTGCTGATGTAATATTAAGCACCGCGCGCCTCTTCTTCAATTACTTCATCAAGATCAATTTCTAACATTGGCTTATGACCAATGGAATAATGTGCTTTTAAGAACTCTTTAAAGTTAGTATTTGCAAAGATTGGTTCCCAGAACTCAGCTGTTAGAGTATCTTTCTCACGATACTTCTGGTCCATTTGTTCACCAGTATTTTGGTCTACTTTAGCATACCAACCCATACTTGGTTTAGTAACATAACCACCTGCTAATGCAACTTCTAGTAAGCCAGAGTATTGCTCGATGCCGCCGTCCCACGATACTGTGATAGGTACCTTAGATTTCTCTTTCACAAAGCGTGATTTTTCTACATTGATCACAAAGTTATAGCCTTTGACTTCCTTGCCTTTCTTAACTTGTTGACGGCCAAGAATCCAGATGTTATCCGCACTATAGTAAATACCAGTACCACCAGATACGATAGCCTTAGGGAATAATCCAATCTCTTGATATGTATGATTGACAGCAAGCATTGGAATATTTCTCATTGTTAGATATGGTGTTACCATTCTAAACAAGCCTTTAAGTGCTTTAGCACGAGACATATCTGCTACTGATTTCTCATCCTTAGCATCTTGCAATTCTTTCTTAGAAGCAAGGTTACCAATAGAATCGATTACGATAATAACTTTGTCTTTACGTTCAATTTCTTCGAGTTGGTTTACAAGATCAAACTTGAGTTGCTCAACATCAACAATTGGCGTATGTAATACGCGTGATGTATCAATACCGAATGACTCGAAGTAAGATTGCGGTGAACCAAACTCTGAATCATAGAATATTAGAACTGCATCGTCGTGCTCTTTTAGATATGCA